AACTCGATCTTCATCAAGGTCGAGACCGACAAGGTGATCATCGGGCCGAACATGACCACAGCTCCGTACGCCGGCTACGTGGAGTTCGGGACCAAGGCGCACACCATTGAGCCGAAGAAGAAGGGCGGGGTGCTGGTGTTCAACGTGGGTGGGCAGAAGGTGTTCACCCGGAAGGTGCACCACCCCGGCACCCGGCCGCAGCCCTACGTGATGCCGGCCTTCCAGTCCTGGGTGGACAGTCTCGGGACGATGGCAGCAGAGGCCAACATCAAGGTGCTGAGGGACCGTGCCAAGTAGACAGAGCGTGATCTCACGAGGACCGATCACCAGCCGGCTGCTCGCCGAGCTGGAGACCGAGGGCTTCCCCGTGGGCGACAACTCCTCGCCGGACACCCCGTTCGGCTGGCAGGGCGAGCCCAACAGCCCGGGCACCACGTTCACGCCGTGGCTGACGATGTCCCCGTCCACGGCGATCCCGCAGGCCCCGGCCGGGCCGCTGTCCAACACCTACGCGGACTGGAAGCTGGGCTACGTGGTCACCTACGCCGGGCTCTCCCGCAAGCAGACCGAGGCGCTGGCGGACCGGATGCGCAACAACCTGATCTACCTCGAGCGGGAGGTCATCGACACCCCGACCGGGGGCTGGAAGGTGCAGAAGGTCTCCTGCACCGCGATCGGCAACACCAACCGGATCGGCTCCGCCTATCCGGACTACTTCACACAGGCAGACACGTTCGAGGTCTGGGTCACGAAGGGAAGCTGAGTCATGCGAGAGGAAGTCACGATCAAGAAGGACGACCTGGAGGCCAAGGTGTCGCCCCGGGCGGCGAAGGCCTACGAGCGTCACGGCTGGACTGTTGTAGATGATGGAAGTAGTGGAGAAGCTCCACCGGCGACGACACCAGCGGAGCAGCCGCCGGCGGCACCGCAGGCAGCACCACCCGAGCAGAAGGAAGGCTGACCCATGGCCAGGATCATCCCGAACGAGAACACCTGGATCGGCTACCTGCCAGGGACGAGCACGATCACCAACCTCGATGCGCCGACGGCTGCCAACATCACCGCGTGCGTGGACCTGACCCCCTGGTGCATCAGCCTCAACGCCTCGGCGCGCGGCAACACGGTGCCCACCCCGTCCTTCGACTCGCTGTTCGAGACCAGCACCGCCGGCACCTCGGCGGCCACCTTCGACGCGGACTTCTACCGTGACGACGAGGACGACCTGGCCTGGGAGACCCTGGAGCGCGGCGAGCGCGGGCACTTCCTGATCGCCCGGTTCGGCGGCAGCGGGGCGACCAGCAACGAGCCGGTCGCCGGTGACGATGTCGAGGTCTGGCCGGTGATGATCACGTCGCGGACGATGGCGAACATGAGCTCCAACACGGTGCTCACCTTCACCGCGTCCTGCGCTGTGATGGTGGAGCCGGCGGAGAACGCCGTGGTGGGCGCGTAGGTACTACGATCTAGCGCATGGCAAACACCACAGCGAAGACCACTGAAGCGCGCCAGAAGCAGTCCGAGGCGGACAAGCGCGCCACCATCGATGAGCTGATCAACAAGCCCCGGTCCACCACCGAGTTCTCGCTGTACCTCGCCAACGGCAACGGCGAGGCCAAGGAAGTCACCCTGAAGTACCAGGCGATCGGGATGCGCGCCTACGACAAGCTGGTGGCCAAGCACCCGCCCAAGGCCGAGCAGCGGGCCGAGGGCTCCTCCTTCGACATCGACACCTTCGCGCCGGCGCTGATCGCGGCCTGCTCGGTGGAGCCGGACATCACGGTGGCCCAGGCCAAGCAGATCTGGGACTCCGAGGACTGGTCTCGGGGCGACGTGATGGTGCTGTTCCGGAACGCCGTCGAGCTGAACAACCGGGGGCTGGACATCCCTTTCAACGAGCGCGGCTGAGGAGGGACGGCAACTTCTACATGGAGATGTCGTACTGCCACGAGCACGGCATCCCACACAGCCAGTTCCTCGAGTGGGACCCCGAGGACCGGGCCAAGGCGCTGGCCTTCACCATGGAGGCGGCGATCCGCTGCCAGATGTGTGGCACCGCGCAGTGGGAGTGGGAGGAGAACAAGTTCGCCTTCACCGCGGTGGACGAGTTCTGCCCGGGTTGCTACCAGAAGGCGGTGTTCACCGAGCGTGAGGGCTCGTCGTTGCCCGGGACCAATGCGAGACTGGTCCCGACCACCCCGCAGCTGACCGCGCAGATGGCTCTCAAGGCAAGGAAGCGCTCCCGGCTGAGCATGGACTAGGACGAGCATGTGACGGCGCAGCCGATCGAGGCCAATGTCGTACTGACCGCGGACAACAGCGGCTACGACCAGTCGATGGCCGCCTCCTCCCAGGCCACCTCGACGCTGATCGACTCGGTGGACAAGCTCACCGCCAGGATCGGCAAGCTGACCAAGACCGCCGGCAAGTCCCTGATCGGCATCGCCGCGGCGGACGTGGCCGTGATCACCGGGGCCACTGCGGCCTGGTCGTCGTACGAGAAGCAGGTGGAGCGGCTGAAGTCCCAGGCCGCGGTGCTGGGTCGTGGCACCGAGCAGCAGAACAAGGTGATGAAGGACTACGGCAACACCGTCAAGGCGCTGCGCAGCGAGATGGGCACCACCACCACCGAGGCTGCGAAGCTCACCGAGACCCTGTCCAAGGTCACCAACCTCCGGCAGACCCGGGACCTGACCGAGATGTCCAAGGTCTTCGTCCAGATGTCCAAGGCCACCGGGGAGAGCTCCCAGGGGCTGGCCAGCTCGCTGACCAACCTCGAGAAGATCATGGGCACGCCGGTCAACGCCCAGAACTCCAAGAAGTACGCCGACACCTTCACCTACCTGGCCGCGCAGACCAACACCTCCGCCCAGGGCCTGATGGACTTCACCGCTCAGCTGGCCCCGGTCGCGAAGCAGCTGAACATGAGCACCAACGACGTGGCCGGCTTCGCCACCGCCTTCACCCAGGCCGGTCAGGACACCGGAGCCGCGGCGACCGCGTTCACCAAGGTCAGCACCGACATGCTGCGGTCGCTCCAGTCCGGCTCACCGGAGCTGGCGACCTACGCGAACATCGTCGGGACCACCTCCGAGAACTTCCAGAAGCTGGCGAAGAAGGACAGCGCGGAGGCCGTGGTCCGGGTCTTCGAGGCGCTGAGCAAGAACACCAAGACCGCGAGCGCGGACCTCGAGCGGCTGGGCCTGGACGGGCCGCGCACGATCCGGGCGATCACCGGGCTGACCAACCAGCCCGGCGGCATCCGGGCGGCGATGGGGCTGGCCGAGGACCCGAACGCCAAGAACGCTGCCGGGCGCGGCTACGAGGCCACCCTGAAGGGGCTGTCCAACCAGTTCGATGAGCTGCGCGAGGACCTGAAGCAGACCGCCGAGGCGTTCGCGGTCATCCTCGGTCCGGCCGTGGAGGGCTTCCTGACCGGCCTGGAGAAGGCCGCCTCGATCATGCAGAACATCGCGCAGGGCCCGATCGGGAAGTTCCTGCAGGTGGTGATGGGGCTGGTGGCTCCGCTGGCCGGTGGAGCCGGGGCGCTGCTGCTGTTCGCCGGCGCGCTGGTCAAGGTGGCCGGGGCGTTCCTGCTGCTGCGGAACTCGATGACCCGGGGTGCGGTCGAGGGCTTCAAGGGTGGTGCCGGGCTGACCCGTGCCGCCGATGGCTCCTACGTGGCCCGGGGTGGTGGCGCGTTGGGTACCACCGGGCGGCAGCTCGCTGAGGGCCCGAGCACCTGGGTGCAGCGCGGCATGTACAACGCCGGCCAGTTCGCCGGAGCCGGGCTGGGCTCCTTCCGGCGCGGCGGTGCGGTCCCGGAGAGCTACTACGCGGCCCGTGAGGCGGCGTCCCGGGCGATCCCGTGGACCAAGGACTACCAGCGGCCGACGGCCCCGCAGTCCCCGCTGGCGATGCTCTCCAGGGGCGCGGGCTACGCGGTCTCGAACTTCCTCACCCCGCAGTTCGACCAGATGCGCTACGCGAACCCAACCCAGCGCACCCAGTGGGCGGCGCAGGAGGCTCCCTGGATCCGGTCCGGCGAGTCCATGCGGACGGCAGCCGGGCGAGTCCAGCTGATCCCCGGGCTGGCCAGTGCGATGGGCAGGGTCGGGCTGGCCGACACCCAGTTGAGGGCCCAGCGCGCGGAGACCACCAGGATCCACCAGGACCCGATGCTGAACGAGCAGGCGAAGCAGGCCCGGCTGGCCGAGGTCCGTCAGCTGCGCGAGGAGAC